TAATCTTGCTTCTAATTCTAAATCTATTAATGCCATTTTATTGAGTTTTAGTTATTTGACTTAATTCGGTTCCTGTTAATGGTACCGTAGGAGGAGTCGTAGGTGTTCCTAAATTTCCAACATGGGTGTGTGTATTAAACAATGCTTGAAAAGTATTTCCTTTAATTACTTGTTCAAGGGCAGTTTCTCCTAGTTCAATATTAGGGCTATTGACATAGGCTCTATCACATTTAATTTCTACGATTTGATCAGTTTCTACTAAAATGTTATTAGTCTCTGTTATTAAATTAATTTCACCATCATTTTTTATTTGCATAAATGGTTTAGCTTGCACTCCATCTCCTAACGTTATTACTAATCCATTTTCAGGATGGTAATAAACTCTAACCTTATTATTAGTATCAAACAATAATGAATGTGATTTAATTGCCTCAGTTTCTCCTAATCCTTCTAGAACTTCTTCTTTATACTTGTCTTTGTGTTCACTGTCTATTGTAAAAAAATATTCAGGATGGTAAATATCTCCATTGTCAAATCTAACAGAAACAATATCTCCAATTCTTGGTGTTGAATATGCACCTGTGATATATTGATTCCCTCTAGTAGCCCATGGAATATCTTCAGTTGGAACTTTGTCAAACTTTCCATATACCATTATACGTAACCTACCTTCTAATTTAGGATCAACATTATCAACGACCTTACCAAGCCAATGAGTATCTCTTAAATTATCTGTAAAAAGTTCTTCCGATTTCATATATTATATATTACTTTAATCTTCTGACCATGTTTTGAGTACTTCTTCTATTTCTACCCTATAATTTAAATAAAATTGTAAATCTTCTGGAGATGTCATTACTTCGCCGCACACGATTCTTTTAGCAAAGTTTGTTATTTTAAATTTAGTCTCTCTGTCCATCAATCATTAATGTTACCTAAATTAGAATCTTGTTCCGGATCTACATCTGGATATACATTATCTGAAGATAAAGGCTTTTCTCTTTCAACGTTTGGAAAAACATTATTTGAAGATAAAGGCTTTTCTGGTTCAACGTTTGGAAAAACATTATCTGAAGATAAAGGCTTTTCTAGTTCAACGTTTGGAAAAACATTATCTGAAGATAAAGGCTTTTCTCTTTCAACGTTTGGAAAAATGTTATCTGGAGATAATGCAGTTTCAGGTGAACTTTCAGGATATAAATTACTTGGAGCTAATGGGGCTTCTTCTCCACTATTATTTGATAATGTTTCTTTATTAATTAAATCCATAACTCCATTCAAGCTACCTGCATTTAAAGCATCTTGTACATTTGATAAAGTATTAACCCCATATACATTTCCTAAAATAGCATCTGCTAATGCATCTTGTAATTTTCCTTGCGCAAATCCATCTGCATAAGCAAAACCTTCTTCTAGAAAATTATTAGCAGCTTGTCTAGTAAATGATTTAATGTCATCTGCACTTGGCTTTATTCCATCTAATTTAGCTGAAACATTTTCTTTAATATTATCCTTTAAAGTGCCATCCTTTGTTTGTTGAAATGCATCTTTTAGGTTTTCACCAAATGCTTTAACTTTATCTAATCTAGATGTTCCACTTCCAAGTTCACCGACATTAGTACCTCCTAAATTATTATTATTACTTGCATTAGTGTCAAATCCATTTAAAAATAAACTACTATATTCTTTAACCTTTTTCCATTTAATCTTAATTTTATTAGCAGCCTCAGCATATTCAGTATTGCTATATTCTCCAAATATACTAGTTCCACTGCTTAGATCAAAATAGCAGCTTCCAAATTTAAACATAAAATGAGGTTGAAAATCAGCAGTAATATCTCCATTTACGGGAATATATTCTCTTTCCTCGCTTTTTGCATCACTCCATGGTTTTTTACTACTATCAGGTACAGTAGTTCTAATATTTCTAATTTCACAAACCTTTACATACATTGTAAATTCTCTCAGGTTATGTGGTAAAACTTCAACCCATCTATTAAAATCATAAGCAACATCCCTGTATAAACTCATAATTCCACCCATTGTTAGATCAATTGTTTCTAAACAGCCTATTTCAAATGCACTACCATCTCCTCCCCAGTATGGATCTTCTAAATTATTATATGCAAATGCAGATTCTAAACCAGCAAGACTTTGAAACATCCATGGCATTTCCGTATTAATCTTCTTAAAATACTTTGTAAACTTTTCTAATTTTTTAGCTCTATCTTCATCCTTGTAAACATCTCTTAAAAACGCAACAGCTTCTCCATTAAAGAGTGGAGAACCTTTATCATTCCATGAAAACATTAAAAGAAAACTAAGGTATGTAGGATCACTATATGGATATTTCCTATATGTTCCTTTTTTAAATTCAGTCGAGTTATATCCGTTGCTATTTTTCATATTATAAAGAGTTTGCTCTAACAGGCCATTCTCTCCTTAACAAAGTTAATCTTTGTCTAATTGTAGGATTTCCTGTTTCATATATATATTCTATTCCGCCGATAACATAATGACCTGATGTAAAATCATCTAATGTCATGTTACTTTCACCATCGTCTTCAAAATCAAATGATTTATTTTCGGGTTTAGCTCCTTTTTCTTTTAACAATGCGTCATTATCCCTAGACATTTGTACTTTATTTTCCTCAACATTATATAAAATAATTGGCACCATTTGATTTCTATATAAGCCCGGATTAAAAGTTTCTAAGTCTACGACTAATACCATCTTTTCTAACTCCTTCATATTTTGGTAATTATTTAAGACTGAGTATTTATGATTTAAATGTACATTGCCATCTAAAGAATAGTCTTGCATTCTACCAACCCATTTATGTTTAGTTTGTGACTCATAAAAATCTTCATCCTTTCTACCCTTTAAAGGCTCTTCCATATCAAGTAAGTTTTCCTTCTTTGTACTAAACGCCTCAATATCAAATTCAATAAGTCTACTATCTCCATATTCAGGACTACTTGCATCTTCTAAATTATCCCACATTTGTAAAATTCTTTTATAGCCATTCGATAATGAAATTCTACTTGAATTGTTTTTAAGATTATACGCCCATATTTTATTTCCAGTTTTATCAGCTGCTAAATGATTAGTTAGCATTATTTTAGTTTCAATATTGTCTGAATTTTCAGAAGTTCTATCTACCTCAATTGAATTAGCATAAGATGTGATACTATTTTGCATATCATCTCCACTTAATCTTTTAGAATTAAAAACTTTATTTAACTCAACAAAATTTAAATTATAATATTGATCTATATAAAAAGTTTGAAAACACTCTTCACCAACATATGAATAATTTACAACATCTTTAATAAAATCAAATTTAGTACTATATGGCTGAATTCTATTTTGTAAATCATTAGTAGCATTAATATTAGTTGCTAAACCTAATTTTAATTCAGCTGCTACCTTTTCAATATGTTCTAAACTTGTGCCTTCACCATATGATTTACAATCTTCTGCGAATAAACCAGGTACTTTACAAACTCCTTGAAAATTATAATCTCTAATAGTATCTCCTGCAAATCCACTAGGAGTTGATGGAGAACTAACTGATGTAATATCAAAATCCATATGGATACTTTTAAATGTATCCTGATTTTTTGAATTAATTAATAATGTAATATTGTCTCCATCTCTAGGATATGTACCAACATCAAATGCCATTCTAGAGTCTGTTAATGATAATGTTAATTTAGGATAAAAACCGTTTACACTTAATTTACAATATACAATATCAGAACCTTTAAATTCATAACCATTTATTATAACATAAGGTTGATCTACACCAACGGATTTAGTTTGCTTATCACCACCATCGTCTTCCCCTGCTGTGTGAAATTTAACCTCGGTTGGCCTAATACTAGGTTCAACAACCTGTAATATATTATTGTCTAAATCCATTATATTATGTATCTAAATTAATGGAGTTGCTCTCATCATTAGATTTTGAAAAAGTAACAGTTTGTGTAGTTTCTGAAGAGCCATCAGGTCTAACAATTGTTTTGGTAGTAGTTGTAGTCTTTTTATTTCTATCATAAACCTCAGCCCTTTGTGTTGACATTTTACCACCTCCGACTTTTTCGGTTTTATATGATTTATCAGATTCAGTGTCTACATCAAATATTCTTTCAATGCCAATAGCATCTCCTCCTTTTTGTAATTCAATTAAATCGGCAACACTAATTCCTTGTCTCGCCAACACTGCAATTTCTCTATCTGTTAATTCCTTTGGATCTCTACCTGAAATTGATTTTAGTACTACGTTTGATTTTAATTTTTCAGCCTTACTTGCTAATTGAGCATCTTTTGCTTTTTTAGAAGCGGCTTTAATTTTAGATCCAGAAGATTTAGAAGATCCAGAAGGCTTAAATGTAGTTTCAGGAGTTTGAGGCCCCATACCCATTACAGTTGATCCATCTTCTTTAAATTCTGAAGGAGTAAACCCTGTTTTTAAAACATTAGGAGGAAGAACTTCTTTAATTTTATATTTCTTTTTTAAGAAGTCTATTCTTTTTTTATCTTTTTTAGTAAGTCTTTTTGACTCTATAAATTCTTGTCTAACAATATTATTATCTAATTCAGAAGGTCTATCTAGTTTAAACGTTTTAACACCATCTACTGGTATTTTTATTAAATCCCCTTCTACTATTGAAAAAGGATCTGATATTCCATTAAATTTTAAAATATAATCGACTTTAGAAGTATCTCCATAATAGTCAGAAGCAATAAGATCTATCCTACCCTCCTCATCTCTCTTTACTTCATGTGTGGCAATAAGGGTAATGTCTTCTCTATTTCTAAACAACATCGTCGGTTGAGTTAACAACAACCTACCACCTTCTATTATTTTATCTATTAAACTTTTAAATTCCATTACCCGTTTGCGAATTTTCCAATCTTTTTATTAAGCATGTTTGGCTTACCATTTTGTTTACCATATGCGTCAACATCATATGTTTCATTAACATCTATCAATCCTTCTTCTGCAACATATAGCCTTCCTTTTCCAGCATTAAACATTGATTCAATATCGGTTTTATCTCTTGGTCTACCAGGTTGCAGTTTAATTGTAACCTTTAATTTAGTAGGAAAGTCTTCATAACCTAAAGGACCCATTAATTCAAAGTCAGCGTCTTGCATTGCTAAGTTACCAATAACTGCAATAGGGTTAAGTGGATTTCCAATTGTTAAATGCCATTGTCCAGTTGCTTCACCTGTTAAAAGCGCAGCTGCAATTTGACCACCTTGGGGACCACCTAATAATTTCATCGCTCCACCTCCTAATACATTATTTAATATATTACTATCTCCTCCCTTTAAAAGGTCTTTAAATCCTCCGGTTATTGTTTTACTTAAATCTTGTACAATACTTCCAAAAAATCCTTTTAAATCTCCTGATTGTAATTTTTTAAGATCTCCAAGTGGCTTTCCTTTTTTACCACCTCCTGTATATCTAACTGCACCTCCCCAAAAAGGAGCTTGATTAGAAGTTAATACTAGCATATTAGCTAATACATCTAACATTGCAACTTTAGGACTAGTGTTAGGAATACCTTTCATATCAAACATAAAAGTCAAACTAAATTCTTGAGACCATTTTAAGCCTTTTTCTCTAATTTGTACAGAGTCTATTACATTTAAAGGTACTAAAGAATGATTAGGATATGTTTGTTTAATAGGATCCCAGTTTTCACCTTGTTGTTGTCTTCTATAAGTTGAAGCAGCACTCTCTCCTCTTATTCCACCTTGAACATTTTGGCTCATTGGAAAACTATCTAATGCACTACCTACCATACCTCTATCTCTACTTTGACTATTAATTTCTTGCAATTCAGCTTTAGCTTCTTTCCAATTAAAACCTACACTAAATTTTAGTATTTCATTTAAAGTATTACCAATTTTAGGACTCATCCAAGTTACTGCAGTCGCAAGAGCAGGTTGATGAGAATCATATGATCTTCCATCAGCGTCAAAAGTCTTTGGTGAAATAATATTATCTTCAACTGGGAATGCAAATCTCCTTAAAGTTAATAAATGATTGTTTGGTATCTTACCATAATGTTCACAGTAAACAAAGTCAGCCATTTTATATTGATAGCCATCTGATTTTTGTGTTTTACCACACTCTTCTATAATAATTTTTGCAGTCGGATTTAAAAGACCCTTTGAAGTTGCATTTAGCTTTAAACTTTTATAAGATTTAAAATCATATCCACCTTGAGTAGGAGCTCCTCTATATTTTAACAAACTCCAATTATTAACAGCGCTTCTAGGAGCTTTACCTTCACTCACCCTTTTACCTTTATCTAAATTGTAAGTAGCAGATTGAGATTCTGTGTTATATGCACCTTCTGTTTGTTTAGATAAATCGGTTTCAACAACACCAGGCCTATCTGTTGTCGGAGGAGCTGGTTTTTTAGGATTATTCTTTGCACCTGGTATAATCTTTGGACTAGCCTCTTCAATCCCTGCTTCTATATTTTCATAAATGAAGTCTCCAAATTCTGTAGTTTTCTTATAAACGTATTTGGCACCCTCCTTAGTAGCATCAATTGCAGTCGTTAAACCCATGTAGTATTGTGTATTTTTATTTATATATCACTTAAAGTTTAGACGTGTTTGTCTAAATCTCTAATATCAGTGGATGTAAGAAAATCATTCCACCATTTATCTGATTGAGGAGATCGTTCACCAAAGAACTTTTTAAGTGCTCTCTTAAACATATCTTTAGTATGATAATAAAATCTACCATATCTGTATTCTTTCCTTCTAGTCATCTCGAATAGCTCTCTCAGATTCTTTTGTATCATAAATGTTTGTATCTTATTAAAGAAGTCAACTTGTTCTTTTCTTGTTCTACAGCAATAAACACTATCAACTACAATTAAGTAGCCTTCCCAATTATTACCATTAAAAACTTTCTGTACAAACTCATCTGTTGTTTTATAACTTGTTCTTGTAAATTTCCATCTGCTATCTTTACCATCGAAGTTTCGGATAGTTCGGCCTTTAAATAAATATCGCTTTAAGAATGCAATATCATCATACATTTTATCTACTTTAATTTGATATTGAGGATTATATTCATCAAATTTAGTATCATAAATCGTGCCTCTAACTGGAAATAAAATATTTGGATTTGTTGTTGAATGTATTAGAGCATGGATTCTTTCACCTTTTGAAAATATCTTATGTCTTATCATTATCTACAATTCTAACGTTATCGAATTTACTCAATACTTTAGGATCTAATTTATCTTCTCTATTAATTACTACTAATTCAAACTCTACACCGTCTGCAATTTCATTAATAAAGTTTTTAAAATTTAGTACATTTTCTTGATTTAAGTTTTTAAGAAGATATGTAACTTTTGCAGTTTGATCTTCTTCAACCTCTTCTTCTACTCTCCTGTTTTTATTAACAAGATTTCGTATTAATTTTTGTATATGTAAAGCAACTAAAGTTTCAGATGGAGTATTTCCATAAGGATCACTCTTAGAAAGTCTATCTCCAATTTCATTATAAGAAATTATTTGATTTTTAAACTTATCGTATTCTTCTGATTTTTTAGTTTCTCTTGCAAATCTATTAAAATCAGTTTTAGTTTTACACCATATACATTCTACCTTAAGATTCATATTTTTTAAGTTCTTTTTTATACTTCTCTAGTAACCTTTCAGCTCCCATAATGCTTGTCTCTAATTCCTTCTTAGTCATTAGTGACATGTCCTTTGGTTTTTTATAGAGATTTATATTAAGTCTTTTTTGGTCATTTATATTTCCAGTACTTAACCCAATATCTAAACAAAGATCTTTCAAAAATTTAATTCTATTTTCATAATCAGGATCTCCATCAAAGACATAGAGAGTTTTAGTGACATTAACTTCACCATTCCCATTATAGTTGTCATCTTCAATTACTTTAACAACTCCATTATCTCCTATGTCTAATACTATTGTTATCATTTACTAATACGTTTAGCCTTTAAAGCTTCTGCTTCTTTAGTTAATCTTTTAGCATCTTTTTTATCTTGTTGATAATTATCTTTATCTTTAACTGACCTAAGCATCCAGGCCTCTGCTAATTTTTCAATTTCTTTACCTTCCCAGCCTGCAACTTCAAGAGTCTTTTTATACTCAGCAAGTCTATGTTCCATTTCTTCATGATATTTTCTTTCATTAGCTTCAACCATTGATTTATGTTTTTCTGCACCTTCTCTACTAAGTTGCTCAGTAATTTGTCTTCTTGTTGGGTCAGTGTGTGATCTTGAACTCTTATTCTTAAGAATTCCCATAGATCTATATGCATTTCTTCTTTGTCGTCTATTCATAGTATTGATTTTGAATAAAAGTTTCTACTTCTTTGTTTAATTTTTGTTCTAGGTTATTTATCTGTTTTTTTACAAGCTTCACTAGACCCTCTTTTAATTCTTCTTCTTCCATGTCCATTTGCAAAGCTTTAAAAATAGTTTTTCCAGGT